GGATGGCATAAATATGGATTTATATAAAGCACTGGAAACAATTAAAAATGAATGCACAAAACACACTGAATGTGCGGATTGCCCTTTGGGATTAGGTCATAGCTGTTGTGGCATTATTACTAATGGATTTCCTGGCAAATGGGATTTACAAAAGCCTGTTAATAAGTTGTTTGCGGTAGAAACAATACATGCGAAAGAACGGTGATAGATATGGAAAATAATATTTTGAATAAAGAAAAGGTTGCTGAGCTGATAGAACTTTTGACATGCAAACGGTACTACTCTGAATGTTTGGAAAGAGTGACTGAACTTAAAGAAAGAATGCAGTATGGGGCTACTTCTATTGAAATGCGATTTCACTATTTTAATAAAGAAAGTGGTAGGGCTGTTAATGATGGTATTAATTTTTGTAGCGATCTTAGTGAAAATAAACTGGAAGTTGCAAACATGCTTTCTCAACATATCCTTTCTGATATGGAAGCTGATTTGGAACTTCAAATTAGACGGCTGGAATCCTGTTTGTGGGATAAATTTAGATATACAGATGATGCGGTGCCGGAGAAAAGTGTTAAATAGAATATAGCTAAATAAAAAATATAAGGTGATGCTATGGCTGTTGAAATTTATGTTAGTTCTGAGGAACTCAAAAAAACTTTGGAATATGTTGCGCTGATTGGTGGCAATATGGCTTCCGGCAAAAAGCAGGATGATGATCTAAAACAAATGGCCGGCGCTTTGCGTATTGTAGCAGTAAGCCCACATGAAGATAATAATTATATGCTTATGTTCTGCCGGGCAGGAGCTGCAGAGCAGCTGACGTACAGAATGGAAGGAATAAGCAACGGCTGCGGTCAATCAGCTGATATTTGTGTTGAATGTAAACGCTTTTTGGCTTTGGCAAAAACTTTTACAGGTGATGTAAGGCTTATTTTTGCTGAAAAAGAGCTGCAGATCGTTGTAGAGAACAGTCAATATAATTTAACGATACTATCAGCCCGCCTGCCTGAATTGAAGATACCTGAAGGCGGCGTGTGCCTTTCTACAGGATTTTTACAGGAAGCAATGAAGCATTGTAGTGCTGCTATTGCCAAAGATGCTGTTGGTGCAAGGGGCGGGATAGAAATAAATATTGCGGACGATGGCAGTGCCGTCTGCTGGAGTGCGCAAAATTCCTGTGTTGCAAAGTATGTAGTGCCGCCTGCATGTTGCAATCAGGCTGTTAAATTGATCTTGCTGCCCTTGAATATCCAGCACATTGCAGAACTGGCTGAATTGGGTGAAGTTCGATTGGTCAGCAGTGCGCAGGGTATTTTTGTTACTGCACCGCGCTTTGATTATATGTGCCAGTCAGTAAGCGGCAGCTTTCCTGACTGTAAAAAGGTGGCTGCGGGCAACAGCGAAACTAAGTGTATAACTATTAATAAAAGCAAGTTGCTGGCAGCTATTTCAAGAGCTTCAGTTATTGTTGGCGATGAAATAGGCAGTAAGATAAAAATTTGCAGTGACGCAGAGCGGCTATATATCGAAGCTGTCAGCATCGCTGGGACTGGTATTGAAAGTATTGCTTTGGATGCCGTTGAAGGCCAGGACGAAGATACAAATTATTTTTCGGCTGGCAGGCTGTACAGGCTGATATATAACTGCCGCGGTGATAGTGTTACTATTGGCAGCAATGGCAAGTATAAGCCTCTTTTTGTGCGTGCTACAGGCAGCGATAGCTTTTATATAGTCGCATCCATGAAAGGTTAAGGGCTATGAGTGGATGGATAAAATTGCACCGTAAATTGCTGAAAAGCCGTGCTTGGTGTGGTGCTGATACAGAAGGCAAGGTAATACTGATTACATTGCTATTAAACGCCTGCCACAGCGTCACACACTGGCAGATAACAACAGATAAAAATGCTGTACTGAATCCGGGTGAATTGTTTATCAGTTACCGCCGCTTTGCTAAAAGCTGTGGCGTATCTTTAAAAAAGCTTACAAGTGAATTTAACCGTCTTGCCGTAGTCGGTTTTTTAGAATGCAAAAGTAAGCGTGAAGGTACGATCGTGCGTATCAAAAACTGGGAATGCTATCAGCTGGCGGATACACCTTTGGATACACTTTTGGGAACAGATTTGGAGACACTTGCGAATGCCGATACTGCAAGGGCTTCCAGTGAAAATATTGCCGCTGCGGAAACACCAAAGGGAACAGCTTCGGGTACACATTTGGCGACACATAACAAGAATTATATATTATTAAAAAATAAATTAAACAACACTGACACGAACAAGAAGCTGCGCAGTGCTGCATCGGAACCTGAATTTGTGTCAGCTTTGCAGGAATACAATGCTGCTTTTACAAGTGCAAAACACAGGCTTACGGACGATGAAATACAAATGCTGCAAGCTTTTGCTGTTAGTGCTAAAGCCGTATGGGTATTGCAGGCCGTAAGGGAGTTAAAAGCAGCTAACAGGGGTAAAGTGATTCGTAATCCGAAGAATTATCTTTTTGGCATACTTGGTAACTGGCTTACAGATGGTTTGCCAAATGACAATAAAGCTGCACAGCAATCGCTGGATGATTTTTACAGACAGGAGGGCATAACGTGAATGTTATAACAAAGCAAAATGTTTTAAAAGCGTTTTACCAGTTTGATAAGAAAAAGATGCCGATCATGGAAATAAACGGTAAACTTTCTGCCAGCATGGATATTGCCATGCGCAAAAGGCTGTGTGATGAATGGCTGGTTGCGTTCCGTACTGTTGATGCCGTTGTATTCGATAAAGCAGCTGAGCTTGCCCTTGCTTCCTGTAAAAAATATCCTGATGAACTTGAAATGTGGGATTTCATCAGTCAGGCTGCAGAGCTGGGCAATAATGAACCGGCGCAGGAAGAAGCTTTGCTTCCAACGCCGCCCACTCCGAAAAAAGTACCGGAATATGTTCAAAAACCTCAACGGATTGCAAAAATAATAGAGTTGGCGAAGAACGGCAGATTTTCTGAAGCGGCACAGTATTTTAAGGCTTCTGTCGAAGAAGATGAAATAATCTGCTACGCTAAAGAGCATTGGCCAGAAGCAGAAGCTGAATGGATCAAGAAAAATAAAGACGAACTTAAAGAACTGGTTGAGCAGGAACATATCTGCGGCAAATGTATGTGCTTGAAAAGGTGCAGGACTAACGGCTACAGGCGTGTTGGCTCAATAGATAAATATACAGGCTTTTTGATTGTAAAGATGGAAATTTGCTCGATGAAAAGGATGGAAAAAAATGCAGGCATACAAAATTAATGGATTGTTGGTAAAAGTGGAACGGTGCGCAGCTGATATGTACATAGTCAGAAATATTCCGGGAGTTTTTGATAATCAGGTTGCTATTGGCGCGATCGTCCATAAAGAGTTAGCGCAAAAGTTTTTAGACAGCTACGCCGTGAAAAGCAGTGATAAAACATTGGACATCTTGGATGTTGACTTTGAAGAAAAACTTCCTGAAGGAATACGGTATTGCCGTGGTTGCGTATACTGGAACGGAAAAGGATGTGAAGCAGGTGATAAAGGCGCGTGATGAAGAAAAAAGGATGGCTGTACAGAAACTGGAAGAATATGCTTTGAACCGTGAAGCGCTTAAAGGCCTGCGCAGTAAGCTGAAAAGATTGGCAGACGCCGGTAAACCTGCTGTTGCTTCTGTTGCATCCTATGATGCGGCAGCTACCAGCACAACACCTTATCATCCTAGCATGATGAATATTGCTGAAGAATGTCAAAGGATACTTTTGAAAATAGCAGACAGGCAGGCTGAAATATTAATTATTGAAGATGCGCTGCAAATAATCAATAAAGGAATAAATTGTGAGCATTACAGCGATATTTTGATAATGCGCCATGTAGACGGCTATAGTATGGAGCGCATCACGGAGAAGCTGGGATACAGTTCAAGGCAGGCTATTTATAACCAGTACAATAAAGCTTTATCTAAATTTGCTAAGGCTTTGGGATTGTAAATGCGCTGGAATGGACAAAAAGAGGACAGATTTTTGCTTTTACCTGTGGTAATATGGTAGTGATAAGAAATGTAAAAACGTATTCGGCACTTGCAATGTTATATTGCAGGTGCTTTTTTATGCGTGAAATGAGGTGACAGCTTGCCAAACAGAATAAAGCGTGAATGCCGTAAGCTTGGCTGTCTTAGCCTGACGGATAATGCAAACGGTTATTGTGATAAGCACCAGCAGGAAAAATTCATGCGCTATGACCGTTATCGTAAAAGTGCTGCTCAGCGTGGCTATAATGCGCGTTGGCAAAGATACAGAAAAATATTTTTGCAGAAACATCCGATTTGTGCAAATTGCCGCAATGCGCCTGCGAGTGTAGTGGATCATATCAAGCCGCATAAAGGCGATTATGATTTATTTTGGGATGAAGCTAATCATCAGGCGTTGTGTAAACGTTGCCATGATATTAAAACTGCTACTGAGGACGGCGGCTTTGGTAATGATATTTTGAAAAAATAAAAAAATATTTTTTCTTAAAATTTTTACTCAGGGTAATCCCTTGCGATGGGTAGGGGGGTGCAATTTCCTGCAGCTTTTCACATCATACCGCACCGTACTCGAACTTTTGAAAAGTTCCCCTATCATATATTTTTTTGCAAATATTGATTGAAGGAGGTGATATTTATGCCGACACCGGCTCAAAGTGCTAAGGTTATGCTTTTTAACCGTGGCAATAAAACTGGTAAACATTATACAAAAACAGAAATTGAGAAACGGCAAAACGCAGAAGAAAAAATCAAGCGTGCTGAAGTAGTATTGAAAACACCTGCGTTTTTAAAAGAAAAGTCGTGTGCTGCGGCTTTGAAAATTTGGAAGGAAATTATCAAGGAAGGGAAAGAGATAGAGCTGTTTGACAATGTTGATGCACGCATATTGGCAAACTTCTGCCGCTATCAGGCTTTGTTTGAAGATGAAGCTGTGAAGATGTTCCCTGATAAAAAGAAATTAGATATGTATGGTAAGCAGGCTTTAAGCTATGCTGAAAAGCTTGGACTTACGCCAACTGCCCGCGCCCGCCTTGTTGTCAAACGTGCTAATGCTTTAAATGACGATGATGAACAGGATTCAATGATGGCATGACCTGTTATGATGATTTATTTGTGACTGAGCGCTATGCGCGCGAGGTCGTTGACGGACTGCGCCTTGTGTGTAAGCGGGAACGGCAGGCTTGTCAGCGGCATCTTGATGATCTGGAAAGGCAGGGTACAGATAGCTTTCCTTATGTTTTTGATGAAAGCAGGGCAAACAGGATTTTTGACTGGTTTGAAAAATACTGCGTGCATGTGCGTGGCGTATATTCCGGGCAGCATATCCAGCTGCTGCCTTTTCAGTATTTCGACTTGGGCTGTGTTTTTGGCTGGGTACATAGAGAAACAGGCGCACGGCGGTTTACTAAAGCTTTTAATTTCCGCGCTCGTGGCAATGTCAAAAGCACTGAAATGTCAGGCGTTGCTTTATACGGCATGTGTGCTGACGCTATCTATCCGCCGGGTAAGCCTGAGCTGCGGCGCTTTGAAATGGCACCGGAGGTTGAATGCGCGGCCGTGGACAGGGAACAGGCAAGACGTGTTTGGGGTGATGCCTGTTCTATGGGTGAATCTTCTACAGAAATCAGTCAGAAGCTTATTATCAAGCGTACGCGGGTAGAGCATAAAACGCGTAAAGGCTGGATGCGGGCTTTGAGCAAACAGACGAAAAACAAGGATTCTGGTGCGCCGTGTATGGTTATAATTGACGAATATCATGCGCATCCGTCCTCCGAGATCGTTGACGTGCTGAAATCCGGTTTCGGCAAACGGCTGCAGTCTTTGCTGTTTATCATTTCTACGGCTGGTAAAGATGCAGAAAACAATCCCTGTAAGGCAGAATATGACCTGTGTTGCAAAATTTTAGATGGCGACACAGATGAGCCTATTGATGATTATTTCTGCATGATACGCGAACTGGAGGATGGTGACGATCCTTATGATGTCAACGCTTTAGTCAAAGCGAATCCTGTGCTGCAGCATGAAACTGAATACAGCAAGCATTTACTGAAAGAAATCGTAAGCGAGGGACGTGAAGCAGTTATAAGTAACGACCCGAAAAAGCTGCGCGAATATCTGACCAAACGCTGTAATTTGTGGCAGGACAGCAGTGAATTGAAATACATGGATGGCCTGATGCCTAAGTGGAAGACACTGAAGGTGACCCGTGATGAACTATACAAAATTATCAGCGGCAAGCGCTGCATAGTTGGGTATGACCTTTCAAAGCGCATTGATCTGACAGCTGCGACTTTTATTATTCCGCTTGATGAAAAGCGAGTAGCAGTAGTTTCGCATGGCTTTATACCTGAAGAAGCGGTAAAACGACATGAACAGACTGACCGCATAGCCTACAGGGAATATGCCCAGCGTGGCTTCTGCACCATAACAGAGGGCGCAGCTGTTGATTATGATGTGATGAAGGTATGGGTAAAGCTTTTTGCCAATGAGCTGGATTTAGATATTGTAGAACATTGCTTCGACGGGTGGAACGCTTCTTATTTCATGCAGAAGCTGGAAGAAGAAGGGGAAACAGTTATTGAAGTGCGGCAGGGTATTCCGACTTTGAGCGAACCTACTAAAGAATTTAGGCTGAAAGTAGTGGAGAGCAATATTATCCATGAAGGCAATGAGCTGTTTGACTGGTGTTTGCGTAATGCGTATGCCTACACTGACAGCAATGAAAATATCAAATTGAGTAAGAAAAATAAAGATGATACGCAGCGTATTGACTTGGTTGCTGCCGGCATAAATGCTATGGCACGTTTGCCTGCATTTTATGAAGAATACGGCGGCACTGGCGGCAGTTCCGGCGTTCGTTTTTTGTGAGGTGATGGAATGGATAAGGAAGATAAGGCTATTGTCATACTGGTGCTTTTGGGTATGCTGCTTGTCGTGACCGGTATTGCGCTGATCAGTATACCGGCTGCTTTAATTGTTGCCGGCGTACTGCTGGTTGCTGTAGCAGTCAATATTGCCAGGCGAAAAGTAGAACAAATAAAAAAATAAACGGCTGTTTCCTTGTGGGAATGGCTGTTTTTATTTTACCTGAAGGGAGGTGAAATAAAAGATGAGTGATACGATACGCAGCCCGGCAGGTCTGCTGGTTGGTGCTTTCAAGAATATCTTTGCGCCGGGTGCCGCAAAGAGTGAAACTGTAAGCAGCCAGTTCCGGCTTACACCGGGGATGATGCTGAACGGAGTGCAGCTTAATCATGTCACTGCCATGCAGTATAGCGCGGTATGGGCATGCATCCATGTACTGGCAGAAACATTTGCCAGCTGTAAATGCTACCTGTATCAGAAACTGCCTGACGGCAGCAGGCGCAGGGCTGTTGAAAATCCGCTGTATGATGTGCTGACATATGTCGCCGCACCGAATATGCCGGCTTATTATCTGCGTGAAACTATGCAGTACCATGTGCTGAGTGGCGGTAATGCCTATGCTGAAAAAGTATTGGACAGCAAGGGAGAAGTTACGCAGCTGAACATGCTGCTGCCTGTGAATGTGCTGCCGGCACAGGACTATAACACTGGCGAGATTTATTACAATGTCAATGACCGCGGCAAGCTGTATAAACTGCCGGCAGAAAAAATACTGCATATTCCGGGGCTTGGTTATAACGGTGTTATCGGTTATAGCCCGCTGGCAATGGCGCGGCGCGCTATCAGCTTAGGTATGAGCAGTGAAGAACTTGGCAATAAATTTTTTGAAAATGGCGCATTGGCAACTGGTGTTTTGGAAACTGACAAGCCTTTGAAAGAAGATGCCTGGCAGCGGTTGAAAGAACAGTTTAGGGCGCGTTATGAAGGAAGAAGCAATGCTGGTTCTACGATGATATTAGAAGGCGGTATGAAATTCAACCGCATTTCTGTGAATCCTGAGGAAGCGCAGTTTTTGGAAACACGCAAATACCAGACGGAGGAAATTGCCCGCTTCTACCGTGTGCCGCTGCATCTGATTCAGAATTTGGAAAAGTCAACGTATTCCAACATAGAACAGCAGACGATCGACTTTTATCAGAATACGATGTTGCCGTGGTTCGTGCGCTGGGAACAGTTTATGAATATGCGCTGTTTAACGCGGAGGCAGCGGCAGGACGGCTATTACTGTGAGTTTGATATGCTTTCTATGCTGCGTGGTGATAATCAAAGCCGCGCTAATATGCTGCACCTGATGCGGCAGGACGGTATCATTAATGCTGATGAATGGCGTGAGCGCGAGAACATGAATCCGCTTCCTGACGGTCAAGGCAAAACAGTGTTTATTAATGGCAATATGCTTCCGGTGGAGGAAGCTGCCAAAAAGAAGGGGGCGAATAAAAAATGAGCATGGAATTAAAAGCCTGCCGTGAAGCTTTGAAAAGCGGTAATAAACCTGCTGCGGATGAACTTCTGTGTATCAAAGAATTTTCAATGGAGCAGGTAAAGGCTATCGAAGAAAAAGACGGCCGGATTATCTGTGATTTTATTTTATCTAACGGAGCGGTGGACAGAGATTTTGACACCGTAAATCCTGACGGCTGGGAACTGGAAAACTTCCGCAAAAATCCTGTTGTATTGTGGATGCACGATATGTGGAATTTGCCTGTGGCTAAATCTTTACTGGAGAAAGTAGAAGACGGAGAACTTATTGGCCGGGCTGAGTTTACCAGTAAAGATGAAAATGATTATGGTTATATGGTTGGGCAAATGTATAAGCTGGGCTTTTTACATGCGGTTAGCTGCCGTTTTCGTGGTATCGAATGGAAATGGACAGAGGACGTGAACCGGCCTTATGGGATTGACTTCATAAAACAGGAGTTGCTTGAATACAGTTGTGTTACTATTCCGGCTAATCCTGATGCTTTGCTGAAAGCAAAAGCTGCCGGTGTTGATGTAAGCCCTGCTGTACAGATGGCTGAAAATATTTTAAGCAAGAATAGTTTTGATGCGCTGGCTAAAAGCATTGCTGAACGTGTTTATGCTGCTGTCAGTAAGAAAATGACTGTGGTTGATCTGCATGATGATCGGCTGGCACAGGAAAAAATGAAAGCAATGCAGATGCGGTTAAATTTGAACAAAAATAAAGGGGGACTAAACTAATGAACATGCAAGAGTTATTACAAAAACGTGCTAAGGCTATCAAAGCACAGGAAGAAATCATGTCTAAAGCAGCGGGTGGTTTGACTGCTGAAATGGAAAAGAATTTCAACGATCTGCAGCAGGAAATCAACGAATGTGACAGGCAGATTGAAATGCTGGAACAGGTTGATGAAAATACAAAGAAGAATTATGGCGGCAGCGTTTTTGGAAATAGTGGCCCGGCTGTGCATATTGACCCGGTCAA